GTATCATACTCATAAACCATTTAGTTACTAGACTAAAGTCATTCTGGTTTCCTTCAGTAAGTGTAACAAATCCTTTTTTAACCCATATATCATACGGGACATTATCCTCTGTGATTCTTTTATCTAATACGCCACTTGGCATAAAGAAATGGGGTATCACATATTTCTTATTTGAATCCTTTTTTTGAATAACAAGTACTGCTGCAGTCAAGTCAGTTGTTGATGATAAATCTACACCACCTACAGCATAACTATCTCTTAAATCATCTAGTGAGTAACTTTCCTCATTATTAAGATCATCATAGGATAACCACGAACCCGAATCCGCTTGTTTAATATTAAAGTCCTTGCAAAGCATCGTTACTCTTGTTGATAAGTCATGTTTTGATTTATTCATAACATCTTCTAAGTATGAAAAAGTCTTAACAATACCAATACTAGGATTTGATTTCTGCCACGTTGTTTTATCTTCATATATTTCTTTTACTGAATCTTGGGTATAAAGCCATGGAAGTACACGCTCATCATCTATTTCGCGTTTGATCATCTTTCTAGCATAGTCTAATTTATTATCTAAAAAACCACCGATGGTTGTCCCTTCAGTAGTAATGATAAATATCAGTGGTTCTTTCTTAGTAGATTGTGATTGCTTGATTGCATCATAGACTTTAGAATCTGTCATTTCATGCACTTCATCAATACAACCAACTTCTATATTGTATCCATCTTTATTCCTCGATTGTGCAGATAGCTTCTTAATCTTGTTTTTAGTTTTTGGTGAATAGATATGATAGATATTTTTCTTGCTTCTTGTTTCCTTTGATAATGCTGGAGACTGTTCTCGCATGTTATTAATTTCTTCAAAGAGAATGTTTGCTTGCTCTGTTGTATTAGAAGCACAGACGATATCCACTCCACCTCTTGAAAGGAAGAATTCAGCTAAATCAATACCAGCAACAAATGTTGTCTTTCCATTCTTACGAGCAATCAATAGTATGACTTCATTAAATCTTCTGAGTCCAGTTTCAGACATTTTGAAACCATAAGCTGTTTGAAGTATTGCTTTCTCCCATAGTTCAAGTTTGAACCTTATCCCATTGAATGGTGACTTTGTGTGTTTACAGAACGTTTCAATAAAATCAATTCGAAGTTGTCCTGGTTTCTCATCAAAATAATACAATGGATTGTCTAGCTCCTCTATAAGTTGATCTAGCGCAGTTTGAAGTTCTACACCAACTACTATGTTTCCATTCTCTATTTCATTATAATATTCAATTAGATAATTCATTCATTTGCTTTCTTAAGGAATTCATCAAACGCATCATCTCCATCATCAACCTGAGTTCCAAGAATACTATTTAACGTTTTGATTACTGTTCCATATGAGTTCACTAATTTTGTATAGTATTTCGCAGCTTCTGTTTGTCGTTGCGCTCCTCTATTTGAAGTTTGAATAGCACCATATTTTCTAATCTGTTCCTGTAACTTATCAAGTTCCACTTTCATAAATGCAGCTTGATAAATTAAATTATCTACTAATTCTGTCTTTGATTCTTCGACCAAAGAAAAAAGCGATTTTAATCGCTCATATTCTATATCAATATTCATAGCTTGTCTAAGTCCTCAAAGAACTCTTTAACAAAGTCTTGGTATTTTTCATTTGTATCTAAATTATATTTTTTATGTATGGCAATACTCAACTTATTAAATAAAGGAATCAAATCTTCATTCACATCAGCAATTTCTAGTAATTCTTTTGAGTTTGTATCTTTTGCATGTGTAACTTCTTCTCTAAGTGATTTTAATTTAAACCACTCATCACCTGACAAACCATCTCTGTACCCAGCTTCGTAAAGCTTTCTTGCTTGGAATATAACAATATGATAAAAAGACATGTTCAATTCAATATAAGCAGGATGTTGTTTTGCAAACTCATCTTTAGATAATTTTAGTTGTTTGTATTTCTTTGTTATTCTCTTTGTTATAAATTCTAATTGCATGATACTTCTTAGGTAGTTTTCTTCAAGAGCTTGCATAATTTCACCTTCTCAAATTCAATTTCTAGATTTTCAAAATTATTGCCTCGTGTTTCTTAAGCGTCCCCCTACGCGGTACCCTTCGCAAATAAATAATAGGCATTGGGGCGGGGGTTATAAAACATATTCTGTATAGTGATTTACTGATAAACTTTTTTTGTTTGCGGCATTTTGTTGTCTTAGCAAGTACAAAGGGTGCCACGGTTCTCCTGCTTGCGTTTTACCGCCTAAATAGTACCAATCTGATGCAGAGTGATTAACTCTTAAGGCATCAACATCTGTAAAGCAAGTGCTCTTAAGATATGGAAATCTATTTATATTATTGCCCCACATGGCGTGAAGTCTTACACTAGGATATTGTTTGATGATTTTCTCAATTTCAACAAGATTGCTATTATGTAAGGTGTTGTTAATTGATGAATGTAATCCTGCTGGGTTTGTCGATCTTTGTGGGTAAATGTTTAGCATAATCCATCCAGTATATCCAAGTTTAACTGACATGGAAGCAACTTCTCTTAAAGTCGGATCTAATTTTGTAGGTGTTGCATAACTAGGATTAATACCGAAAACAATAAATGGATTGTTACCAGTTACATCTCCAAGAACAAATCTTTCTGCATTTGATGCTGAATTTATATATATCCAAGCCATTAGAAAATTACCCCTTATTCTTTAAATAGATATCAGAAATAAACTCAAGAAAGTATTGAGCTGCCCATTTTTGTACGTTGGCATGTCCACTAGGAGATTTTCTATTTATTTTTTCAAAATACTGCTCAAACTTATCACGATACTCATCTAATGTAATCTCTTTATTAATCAACTCATTAAGTGAAAATCCACGATTCTGATTAATCGTATACATTACATTTGATGCCATAATATCCGGTCTTGCTATGTTAGGATATTTCTTTTCCATCCATTCAACAAATCCTTGTTGATACTTTTTCTTATTCTCACGTGTAATATTAATCTTAGCCATATAAACACACCCTTTCGATAAAAATTATAACACGAATGTATGCTTAACTCATAATCAAATTACCATCTTCATCAAATTGCTGTGACTTCGAGAAACGCTTGTGTTGTTCGTTGTGGCATTTTTTACACAATAACTCCAGGTTCTCCTGATTCAAACTGATTGCTGGATCCTTAACATTATGTATTGATAGTTTTATAATGTGATGAACTTCTTCTCCTAAAGCACCACAACGTTCACACTTACCATTTGCATCTCGTATCTTGATTTCTCTAGCTATACGCCATGCTACTGATTTATAGAATCTATGTAACTCTTTAGGCTTTCTCATATAGATTTCTCAATTCGGTTATCTTATCATCTACATTTTCCCAACGAACATCTAAATCTTCTCTACCAAAGTGTCCATACTTTGCTAACTCCTGGAACTTAACTTTATCAAGGTTGAGTTCTTTTCTTATGTTTTCTGGTCTAAAATCAAATACATAATTTACGATTGCTTGTATCTCTTCATCAGATGTAACACCAGTTCCAAATGTATCAACCAAAACACTTACTGGCTTTGCTACTCCAATAGCGTAGCTTAAGTGTACCTCGCAGTGTGTGGCCAAACCTGCCCCTACAACGGCCTTTGCTACGTATCTGGCATAATAAGCCGCACTTCGATCAACCTTGCTTACGTCCTTACCTGAAAAGGCTCCACCACCATGTTTACTGTAGCCACCATAAGTATCAACAATAATCTTTCTACCTGTTAGTCCTGAATCGGCATATGGACCACCTATCACAAACTCTCCTGTTGGATTGATTAATACTTCCGCATCTATAATCGTATCGAAATCAAATACTTTAGTCAGGACTTCATTGATAATAATTTCCTCATACAGTTCTCGTTTGACGCCTATTTTTGTTTGAGCTGACACTACTATTGTTTGTACTTTCTTTGGTCTCCCATTCTCATACCCAACAGATACCTGACATTTACCATCAGGTCCAAAGATGTGTGAGTATTTCTCTTTACGAATTTTATCCATCTCTTTTGAGATATGATTCGCTAACATAATCGGCAATGGCATGAATTCTTGTGTTTCATTACAAGCATAACCAAACATAATCCCCTGATCACCTGCACCTTGTTCGTGTGATTCAGTTGAATTGACACCAAGAGCGATATCAACTGATTGTTTGCTTATCTTTTCCATAACTACAAATTCATCTTCATAGCCTATCTCTTTAAGTTTATGTTTTGCTATCTCTGCATAATCTACTTTCGCAGATGTGGTTACTTCCCCAAAGACAAATACTAAATCATCTTTGATTGCCGTTTCAACTGCAACTCGAGCGTTTTTATCTTGTTCTAATATAGCATCTAGTATTGCATCACTGATTTGGTCACAAACCTTATCCGGATGTCCACTAAATACAGATTCACTTGTAATTACTTGCATTCGTTCATCTCCTTTATCAACGAGTAAAAAAGGAGCTTATTCGCTCCTAAGTGCTGATTTTGTTAAGTATGCTGTATACCTTGCGTAATGATATCCTTCGCTTTCAACTAAGATTCCAAAATCATGTTCATTACTTGTTACAAAGATACAATGGAATACATCATCTTTATCACAATACATTTCATCAATGTTTTCTTTTATAAAGTCATAATCATCTAGTGGATTCTGTATGAATGTCTCAAATAAATCTGAATCAATGATTATCTCTTTTTCAATTATGAATTCATCTTGTGGAAGAAGTTCTTCAGGCGTTGCTTTTCTAATAAAGTTTACTTTCATTTTTTTATCTCCCATGCCGTATAGACTGAACGGTATGTGCAATCCCATGTATCTAGTATGACTCCATCTACACAAGTCGTAACATGACCAGCCATTTTTAAGATATAAGTTCCTTTTGGGTGTAACTTTTTAAAATCGTCACCCTTAACTCTAGGTTCTCCTTTGATTGCTTTAAAAATCAATCTTGGATAACTCTTTAAATAATCGTATAAGAACTTCGTATCTTTGTAACTTGAATAGCCAAGTTCTCTTTTCTTACGATTCAATTCCCTGCGACACTCTAAGTAATCAGTGTTGGTTGCTGTCGCGATTGCTCGTACAACACAATCTGATGTCTTGATGCCTTTAGGATGTGCATTAAATTCCTTAAACATAAATAGCCTCCTTTGTTTTGGTTACTCTATATATCACTCTAAAGGGACTAAATAGCAAGTTATATTTCCACTATAGTGACTTATTTTCAAAGTAATTAAAATCGTTAAGCGGAGACCTCTTTCCATCTCTAATCAAATAGCAATTCTCATTTGTTTCTTTATGTTTTATATAACGTTTAACAATAACATCGACAAATTTCTCATCAAGTTCCATTAAATAGGATTTACGATACAATTGATCAGCTGCTATCATCGTTGAACCTGAACCACCAAATAAATCTAGTATGGATTCGTGACGTCTTGAGGAATTACTGATTGCTTTTCCTACAAGTTCTAATGGTTTCATTGTTGGGTGTTCTTCATTCTTTCTTGGTTTGTTATATTCCCAAATAGTGTCTTGAGAACGATCATCCACAAAGTAATGAGCTGCGCCTTCTCTCCATCCATAAAGAATTGGTTCATGTCTCCAATGATAATCTTGTCGACCAAGTACTAATGCATTTTTCACCCACACTAAACATTCAGCTAATTTGTACCCAGCGTTCTTAAATGCATTTCTAAAGTTTAATCCTTCCGTATCTGCATGGCAACAATAGATTGCTCCACCAGGTTTTGTGTGTTCATACATATTTTTAAAAGCAGCCAATAAAAAAAGATAGAAAGTATCGTCTTCCATCTTATCGTTTTTAATCTTACCAGCAGTTCCTTCATAATCAACATTGTAAGGCGGATCAGTAAAAATCATATCTATTTCTTTTCCATCAAGTAATGTCGCTACTTGTTCTGCGTCAGTTGAATCACCACACATAACTCTATGTGTGCCTAGCTCATAAATATCACCAGGCTTTGAGAATGGATCATCTGGTACTTCATCATCAATATCGAAATCATCATCAGCTGCGTTATCTGGTAATAACTTTTCCATTTCCTCAAAACCAAATTGAAGCATATCCAAATCAAGTCCTTCTAACTCTTCTTCAAGTTTCGATAAATCCCAAGTAGCTAGTTCAGCTGTCTTATTATCTGCTAAGCGAAATGCTTTGATTTGTTCGTCGTTTAAGTCATCTGCGATAATACATGGCACTTCTTCTAAACCAAGTGACACAGAGGCTTTTAGACGGGTATGACCGGCAATAATGACGTTGTCACTTGTAATAACAATCGGAACTTTAAATCCGAACTCTTTGATCGAATTAGCAACTGCTTTTATTGCCTCATCGTTGTTTCTTGGATTGTTTTCGTACTCTTGGAGTACCGATACTTGTTTCATCACTATATTCATTCGTCCAAACCTCCTCACCTTTTTCTAGGCGTTTCTCCATTAGCTCTATTTCAGCTTTCTTTTCATTGTATTCAATACCATACTTCGTTATCAGCAAATACTTAATTGCTTGAATATCCGGTAATGATTGCTTTTTATATTTTGTGATACGTTTCTTAGTACCTGTTTTGGTTTCCTCAATGACAGTCTGTGTTTCTTCATATTCAAACCCAACTGCACGTTGATAAATCGCATCAACTAACTTTTGTTTTAACTCTTCATCACCAAACTGGAACGCATCATTTAATCTCTTATGAACTTTTCTCAATTTGATAACCGTTTTTTCTGTGATACCCAAATACTCAGCTACTTGTTTTTGAGTAGCTCTTTTAGATATCATTTCCGATATCGCTTTTAACTTGTTCTCTAGATAACCAGATTTCTCCCAACGCTCGTATGTATCAAGCATTTTTCCTTTCATTTAAACCACTCCAACTGTTTACAAAAAACTGTAATTATTCACCAGTTGGAATACTACAAGTATCTCTGCAAAAACAAAAAAGAACCCATTTTACTGAATTCTTCTCGTTTCTAGGCTGGTCTGTTAAGCCAGTATTCCATTTTGCTTTTACCTTTGCTCATTATAATACTATCACACCCTTGACAGTTTCACAATATATCAACCTTGCTCAACCTTGTCATTTTATCCTCGCATATTTTACATGTACTCTAATAGAGAGGAGTTGAAAATATGAATGATTCAATAATTGAGATCAAACTTAAAGGTTATCATGTAAAGATTGATAATGAATCGACTACGATTACTGAAGGTAAAGACTTACTTCTAAAAGTAGATCACAAGAACGTCAAACCCATTGTAAGATTAGTTATTCAAAAGATTAACCAAATCAAGAAACAAATCGAAACTAAGGAGTAGCTACAAGCTCCTTTAGTTTTTCTCTAAGGAAGTATAATTTCTAGTAATGCTTTATCATGCCATCTTCTTATCGTAGCTGATGAAAAGAACATCTTATCAGCAATTTGTCTCCAACTTAACCAATCAATATATCTATGAATCAATATCATACCGTACTGTTTATTTTCCAAGCCTTCAATCAATGAAATAATTTCACCTTTAATGATTGGCAGATTTCTTTCCAGCTCTTTAATCAACAACTCATTGTCTAGTGTTTTATGAATCCACTTTTCAAATGGAGCTTTTAGACTTTTAGTTCCATCTACACGAATGGTATCAAAGTTAATTCCAGGAATCGAATTAGCAAGACGTATATACTCTTCGACTTGTTGCTTTAACAGTTCAATCTTCTCTTTCGTTTTATGATATCTACTTAGGTATTCTTTCACAGTCATCTACTTCCTCCTTGAACTTACTTAACACATTGATTTCAATTGCAATCCCTGTTGGATCATCAGACCATAGTTTTTCCACATGTTCAACAACAACTTGTGCATCATCATTCCAATAGCCAACCTCAGTCATACAGTCTTTTAGCATCTTCTCCAAATTATCGGTATCAGGTCTAGTAACTCTCCATTCCTGATGCTTGTGACCTTTGCCTTTAGGAAATCTCCATATCACATCAAGTCTAATAGGACCTTTCATTGGTTCCTTTGGTTTGAATGGCTTTAAGTGTTTGATTATTGTTCGTCTTGCTTTCTTTAATTTTTCTGGTTTATAGAAAACTGGCTTATTGTTTACCAGTGTTACTTTATTTTGTTGTGCAGTAATAGTTGGTGGATCTAGTAGTAAAAATATTTTCATAGCATTCTCCTTTTTCAGAATTTTTTTGATTTTTTAGTTGAAGAAAGGTAAGTGCTGACGATGATGCATTTGTTTGGGATAGGGCAGGCTCACAAGCCCTATCCTACAAACATGCGTCAGCGTGTTGTTGCAACACATATATATAAGGCCTATCTGCAACAACTTGTCGATAGGGATTTTCACCCTTTATGCTTCATTTTTATGCAGATAGGGAATATTTCCTTTCGGCAACATTATTCTGCAGTTGCTTTTTGTACCTTCATACCTCTACCTTTTGAACATACATATTCGTCACTAAAATCACTTAATCGTTTCCGCACAGTTCGTTCTGCGAGGTCTAAATAGCTCATTAAATCAGTGAGAGCACAACTACCTGTCCCTGCTGATTCGATATCAAATGCAGTATCAAATTCTTCTTTTCTTGATTCCGGTGTTTGTTTTCGCTTTCCGCTTTTTTCTAGATTTCCCTTAGGATCTCCGCTGGCATATATCTTTTGTAGAATCCCAGTATCGTCCACTCTGTGAATCGGATATTCAAACCAAAAGTTCACTGGTTTGAAGTTTTGAAACTCACGCAAGCTACTCTCTAACCGCCAAGCAGTTGATGTCATAACGTCTGCATTTTGTGCCATGAATTCTTCTGTTGTTTCAAGCTGAATCATATCAAGTTGTGCATCAGGGTCACGTGCAAACACACCCGAACCAGACGCTCTATCCATTGCTTTTTTAAAACCTTGCGCCCCTTTTGAGTGATGATGACTATAAATTGCAGTGACTCCGGCTTGTTTGCATATCTTGTCAAACTGATTACTAAATTTACCCATTTCTGATGCGTTGTTTTCATCACCAGTAATCACTTTATATATTGGATCAATAATAACTGCATCGAATCCTTGATTTTTGATTTTCCTAACGATTATAGGTACAAGTTTATCAAGTGGCATTGCTTCACCTCTTAGGTTCCAGATAGCTATGTCTTGGTTGTGTTTAGGCTTGAGTTTCATTGCCTTATATATTTGAACAAAACGATTAATAAAACTCGGTCTATCAATTTCTAGGTTTATATACATGACTTTTGATTTCCTACATTGAAACCCAAGCCACTTTATACCTTCTGACAAAGCAACTGCTAATTCCATAAGTAAAAAACTCTTCCCCGCTTTGGAAGACCCAGAGATTAGCATTTTATGTCCAACTCTAACAACTCCTTCAACTAGTTCATCTGGTACATTCGGTGACTCTGCAATGGCTACATCTAGATATTCATAACTGGGCAATTCATCTGTGATGCCTTCTACAAAATCTAGCCAATCATTCCAGTTACGTCTACCAATATTTGTATCTACTAGAGTCTGAACAACTCCGTTTCTTGTAACACCAGGCATCCTTGATAACCTTGATGGATTACGATTTGCTCTATCTACTTTAAATCCATTTTTTGCTAAGAAATCATATAAGTACTCAACTCGATTACGATACTCTTTAGCATTTGTTGCATTAACTCTTATGATTGCATGTAAACTTTTTGAACCACTATGAACCAAGCATGCAATAGGTAATTGAAGTTTGCGATACAAGGCATCTTGGTCAGGAATAGGCATTTCATCTGATTCGACAAGCGCATAGGTAAATCTTGTAATATTATCATTTTTTACACCCTTACCATCAACAGGATTAAATCTAATCCATGCACCACACTCCTCTTGCCAATCACCAATAACTGCACCAATATCATCTGAGTGTTTGTGTAGTTCTTCAATTAGTTGTTTAGCTGTTCTATCAAAGTAGCCTTTACCAGGCATCCATCTACCTTCTTTATCTTGCCAAACATCATTAGTAACAAATCCTACATGCTCATCTTCTTTAAATAGTGTTTCAAGATAAGTAATTAATTGTTCTGTTGCTGATTTATCGTTTGTTGGATCGTAGACAGTTCCATCACCATCGTATTCGATAATATCGTCCCACTCCATAATGCCTCCAGGTTGCACCCAGCCATTTTCTTTAGCTATTCTTATAATTGTTCCACCTGCTATGGGATCAGAGGAACCGTTGAAGGTTTCCCACTTTCTAAAGCACTCTCCATCTATATAACGTGAGTCGTTTTTACTCCAGTCATCCCATACCGAACAATCATATCCTTCCGCTTTGAGTGCCATGCCTATGTTAATCCATTCTTGATATTCTAATGATGCTACATCTATTTGTTTCAAAGCATCTAATATGTTGTCCATTTAGTTCCTCCTATGGTCTATATCCAGCAGCATTTATTCCTCTAGGTAAACACCATCGGTTATCTGCTATGCGTGTAATCATTTTGCTTGCTGCATCAAATGCCCATACACCGACATGTAAAAAGCCATATCGTTCTAGGAATCGGATTTGTTTTGGTGTTGCTAATCCTTCCATTTGTCTGTTCTTAAGTTTTTCAATGAGCATACTAGCCATACCACAGCTGGTAACCGCATCAGGATAGATTCCATGCTTTTCTAAATAGTCAAGCTGTCTTTCAGTCGCAGGTCCCATCTCCCACATAAATGTAGGTTCATAACTAGCCAAGTCTTCTGCTGATATAGAAAATGCATATTGAATTGGATCTACCAGTTTTGATTTCTTTCTGCGCATTGAAGCTAGTTCTCTTGCAAGTGCGTCTTCACGTTCTTGGATTGCATCTCTTTCTGCTTCAGCTTCAGCGTCAAGTAAATCAATACCACTTTCTTGGTCCATCATCTTCTGATCGATACGTTTTGCTAAGTCTTCGTCTTTTGAAACAAGTGCTGACGGTCTACATAAATCATGGCGTTCTGTCATCCATAGAAAATCAAGCAACAATAACTCTTTCTTTCCAGGATGAAGTCTCATACCACGTCCGACCATTTGTTGATAAAGACTTCTGATTTTAGTTGGTCTTAGCACAACAATAGTATCTACTGATGGGCAGTCCCAACCTTCTGTTAGTAACATAGAATTACATAAGACATCGTACTCTCCAGCTTCAAAGTCAGCTAAGATTTCATCTCTATCTTTACTGTTCCCATTAACCTCAGCTGCTCTAATACCATGCAAGTTTAATAACTCACAAAATTTTTGAGATGTTTTAACTAAGGGTAAGAAGACAACTGTCTTTCTGCCTTTGCAATAATCAAGCATTTCAAGTGCGATTTGATTAAGGTATGGTTCTAATGCTGAGCCAACTTCACCTACAGCATAATCACCATTTGATACACCAACACTATGGATATCTAATTCAAGAGGAATCATCTGTGCTTTAACAGGTGCAAGGTATCCTTCTTTGATTGCTTGATGTAGTGAATACTCATATGCTTTTGAATCAAAGTACTTTCCAAGATTCTTTTGATCTGAACGATCTGGTGTTGCAGTTACGCCTAGCACATTTGCACCATCAAAATGCTTTAATATGCGTTGGTAAGTATTGCTCATTGAATGGTGCGCTTCATCAACTACAATCGTCTTAAAATAATCACTTGAAAAACTCGTTAATCTCTTCATTTGAGATAAGGTTTGTACTGATGCAACTGTGACTAATTTTGACGAGCCAATGGCGGTAGACTCAGCTTTTTCCAAAGCCGAATCTAATCCACTAGTCTCCATTAATTTGTCTGATGCTTGATCTAATAACTCACCTCGATGAGCAAGTATTAACGCTTTACTTCCGTCTTTTGTTTCTTCTTCAACTACCTTTGAAAATACGATTGTTTTTCCAGTCCCAGTAGGCAGTACTAATAGTGTTTTATTGTGTCCTTCTATCCATTGATTTCTAATGGCATCTACTGCTTCAGTTTGATAAGGTCTTAATACCATAGTTAGTTCCTCCTAAAATGGAAGATCGCTATCAATGAAGTACTCCTCTTTGTAGTCGATAAAATATGCAATGTCATTGATAGATTTTTCTTCACCTTGATTATTAACATACGTTCTTTGTTTAAAGTGAGCGCGACCCTTAGAACCGACAACTCTATTCCAATCCATAGTTAACTTTTCACCGTGTTTCTTTTGTCCGATACTTCTAAAGAATCCAGAAATACGCCATTCTAATGTACGATACAACAACAAGTCAAACTTAACAGTTGCTACACCGTCCTTAGTACTCACTTGAACGACAATTGAAGCTTTGTTACAAGCTGGAATCTTAGCGCTACCTGGAAATCTTCCTCGTTCAAAATTTATTACTTCAAAATTGTAATCACCTTCCGGTAATAAAATATACTCTGTTCCATCTGATTCAATCGAATCATTCCAATCCATTATCATATTATTTTTATTCATAATTATTGTTCTCCTTTTTTATTTTTTATTGCTTCTACTATTTTTTTCCAATTTGGGATTATCCAGCGTGTGATAAAATCATCTGAGTAATCACTGATTGGTGTTTCAAATTCATAATGTCCTTTGGCAGCTACTACTTCTTGTAATTGCTTTTCAGTAACATTGTCTGTTTCTAGTTTCTTTCTAAGCTGTTCTACAAACGCTAAGGTTGTTACATCTTTTGAATCGTAATCCATGACTTGATCTTGTGGTACATCATAAATCTCAAACAGGTGTTTTATAGATGTAAAATCTAGTTCAAGTTCTTCTGATAAATCAAATCTATTCTTTGCATCATAGGTTGGATTATGTGTTGTATACAATACTCGTTTCCCACCTTGAGCTTTTCTTTTGTTGTTTTCTGTAGTTACGATATAAATCTTGTAATTGACAAAGAACAATGCATCACTCCACTCTTTGATTAATGGTGCTACTTGTCTTGATAGCTTCATTTCATATCGATCAAATGCGCCTTGTTCTTCTGGTAATTCAAACTTTTTGAGTTTTGAATGTGCTGTCACAACAACATTGATTCCTACTTCGATTAACTGGTCTAACAATGATAAGAGCTTTGCATATTCATCAACTAGGTATGTATACCCTTTGCCGTATCCAAAATCTTCAATATTGTTTTTTCGATACTTATCGCACACCGCATTTATACATAATGATTCAGACCAGTCGGCAGTGTCTAACACGACAGTCTTACAGATATGTGGATTTTCATGGATTTCTTTTACAACTGAGATTAACTCATCCCATGACTTATTACATTTAATTCTTCGTACATCTAAATTGCTTGTTCCGCCTTCTGTATCAATGAACAATGGATCTGGAAATTGACTAGCAAATGTAGACTTTCCAATACCTTCTGGTCCATAGATGACAATCTTCTTTGGGCGTTGTTCTTTACCTTCAATAATATTTAACATTTTTCTTTATCTCCTTCTTTTATAATAGTTACCTCTTCACGAGGATCTGTATTTGGTACTAGAATCATTGAGCCGGTTTTAAGAGTAATGAATGGTCCAATAATGCTAGTGACTTTATCTTTACCGATACGCTTAGTTAACTCTGTGATTCCTGCTACTTTTTGTGAAACATAAGGATCAACGCCTACTTCTTTGCAAGCTTTAATCACTCCATTTTCATCTGTAATCTTTCTTGTGACTCTTGAATGAACTAACTTATAGTTTGGCCACGCTTGTCCTGACTTCGCCTTCTTTAAAGCATAGGACTTAATATCCTCAGCAAAACGAATCATGTCATCAAGCTTTGGTAACAACTCCATAATTTCTTCATCAGATAAAGTAGTAATAGGTTTACTTGAAGCAGTGAATGTTTCCAACATAGACTCAGCTCTAACTGCACATGTTTCTCTTCCTGAACAATAACGACAGTGCTTACCAGGATTTCCACTTGGTGTATCTACTCTTGTTCTTTTCACTGCTGGAATTAGAATATCTTTCTCAAAATTAAGTAAATCCTCTATAGACATTACATAGTCATTTGTATTTCCAATCACAGGTTGATAAACAACAAGTCTTACATTTTTTACAGCATACAAATCTTTATAGGCTTTGTACAAATAAAGTGCGTAAATGGCAAGTTGGGTATTAAACATTCCAGACTCATGGTCATATGCGTGAATAGGTAATCGTCCTGTCTTTAAATCAATAACAGTTAGAGTGCCACCATCTACTCCTGATATAACTCCGCAATCTAGTGTTCCTCTTGCATCTTCATCAAAATCCATATCTAAGAGTTGTTCAATAACTACAAATGGTTCTGTATCAGATTTCTTCTTTTCAAACTCAATCGTATTGATTACATAATCTGCATACCCATCTGCAATATCCTGCATATCATCTGAATACATATCGAGCTCTTGGATCAATGCTTCAATCGGTTTTACATCACTGTCATAATCAATTAAGTTCAGTGACTTACTAATGAGTGTAGCACCTAATTCATGACATTGTGTACCAAACTCTGCTTGCGGACTCACTTCTTGATTGGTACCATCATTGAAAATAGTGCTTAATGGACAATTGAGCCAAATATTACTTTTACTCGGGCTATACTTTCGACTGTGAACTGTTGGACTTCTTGACATCTTTTTCATCTCCTTCTTTTTTATTTGTTTCTTCTGGTAGCAACATCACTTCTAGTGCGAGTGTTTTAGCAGTTCCACTAATCAATAGTAATGCTTCAGCTAAATCCTTATCTGTCAGAAATGGTTTGCTTACCACTGTTTCTTTTTTCATTTCAAAACCTCCTTCACTAGATGAATGGCAAGGTTTGTTATGGTTTGCCGATAATTATTCAAATTTCTTTATTTTTTCTTTCAAAAGATTGATGAGCTGTACTCTTCTCATCTGAACCATGCTTCTTGATTTCTTGACGATTTCAGCTATAGCAGCATCCGTCTTTCCTTCATTAAATAGTTTGATAATCAGTTGATCGGTAGCTTCAAATTCATCAACAAGACTCCATATGAGGTCTGCTTGGTATTGTTCTGCTTCTTTTTCTTGTTTTGTTTTGTAGCTACAGTCTGCAAACTCTAATTCATAATTGTCGTACATGTAATCCATCGATACAGGAAGACCTTTTCTAACAAATGGACATTGGCTGCAATCTTCTCTACATTTCACAAGACCAAACTTTTCAGAAGGAATCATGCATCTAGATTCCGTGTCTTTTCGTCTTCTTTCGTTACGTTGTTCATTTCGATGCCAGTGGAAATACTCCTCAGTACAAGGGATGAAACGTAGATCACCATCACCATCTTTCATAGGAATCCAGCATGGTAATGTGTTCTCTATATCACTTTGTAAATCTTCTACTGATCCATACCCATGAAGTTTAGGATTTTGATTCTTTGTTTCCTTTGATAATTTCATAAAAAAAATACCTCCAAATCAGATTTTTATTCTGAAATGGAGGCACTCTTTTCGTAATATGTAGACAGTTCAGTGGCGTAGTAAAGAGAACGGATTTGTACATCCATTTCAATTTACAGGCCACTCTTCACATTTGAATGAACTGTATGATTTTATTGTTTTGGTACTTCAATGTGACCAACCGAGCAAAGGCTGTGAAGTACTGACTAGGTTAGCTAATTCCTAGTATGATATTAGTATAAAACCTTTACACGATTTAAAAAACGGGTGTATTGTTGATTCTTTGTTGATTTTTTATTGATTCTTTACAAATGCGAATTTTTTCTTTGTAATTTCAAATAATAATTTTATATGATATAATTTAAATTAATAAAGGAGGTGTTTTCTATGACCTATAACTACAATGGATTATGGAAATTGATGATAGACAATAACCTCAAGAAGAAAGACATAATGGTAAAGGCTAAAATTTCATCATCAACTATGGCTAAAATAGGAAAAGGACTCCCAGTTAAATTGGAAGTCCTAGCAAGAATATGCGAATTGCTTAAATGTAATATTGGAGATATTTTAGACATTCGCATTGAGGGGGAATAAATCATGAAAAAACTCTGCTTCAGTTCATACTTTAAAATTCTTTCACAAGCAAAATCTGGTGGGAATCAAGAAGATCTATTTAGAAGTATAATAGGTCCACTTTTTGCAAGTGGAGGTAGATACAACGATGATAGAAGTACAATAACTCGATATAAAAGTGGTAAGGATGATATTCCTACCAATTTGTCAAGTGCTGCTCATAGTGGAGATGTCAATTATTTAGTTACTGAATATAGCAAAGATTTAATAAAGCGACTAGCTCCAGACAAAAGGGCTAATATTATACTTGCAGTTAAAGATTTACTTACAAGCGAAAACACCTTACCTGAAAACACAATAATTGGTGATGATACTTCTTATTCCAAAGCCAATATTATTAACAGTTCTACATTTTCAATCCCATCTTTTCTAGCAAATATAACTTTGTACTGTCTAAAGATTTCTAATGAAGTCACTCCAGAAATAAATAATACTTTTCTTGATTCCTTTGATTCAAGACGGAGTGAAATTAACTTTAATGATAATCCATTAAGAGTAGATCCAGAACTAACATTTACAGCTAGACAAGAATCATTTGATAGAACGTTTTTTGAAATTACTCATCCCGGTTCTTTAACAACACCTAATCACTCAACGATAAAAATATATGGCTTAAGTTTTCAAAACAAAGAGTTCAATTTTAGAGATATCAACTCATTTGTACTTAACAATATAGGAAGATATGTTTTTTCTAGAGCTAAAAGAAATGAATATAAAACAAACGACAACTTTGAAACTCTAGCATTTGACGCAGTCAAAGAGTTAAAAAGAATTAATTCATCATTTTCGTTGGGAGATCATTTTTCTGAAGTCATGCTCTACTCTTTTTTGGAATGTGCTCTTAAAGCTCCCAAGATACTAAGTAAAGTTGAGCTAAACAATATAGGTGGTTCCTATAACAGTTCTAGTTCAGGAGTGCACCTAATGATTTCAAATGATGTAAGCTTAAGAAATCACCAATTAGCATTCGGTGCATCAAACGTACTGAACAATATCAATATCGCAATAGACAATGCATTTTTACAAATTATAGAAATAATTAATAATCTAGCGGATGAGATAGATTTGGTCGAGAGTAACATTCTAGATTCTTCTTTTGATAAAGAGACCACTAAATTCTTGAAACGAACTCTTGTTCCAACAAAAACAACTATGTCATCTCCAGATACTTCATTTGGAGTATTCTTAGGTTACTCAATTTCACTAGATGGAACCGACAGTCTCAGCAATATTGATTTCGCTAATCATATGAGAAACAGGATGCAAACTGATATCTTATCTGTTATACCTTATATTCAAAACAAGATTGCTACCTTAGGGCTAAGTGGTTATTCATTTTACTTATACATACTTCCATTGATAAATGCTGAATCTGATAAGGATACAATAATGAACTCCTCTTTGGGGGTAGAATAAATGATAAAACCAAGAAATCTTACTTTGGGTGAAGAAATCTTTGCTGATATAGAATCCAACGAGTATTTGCATGAAATCTTCTCTTCAATTACTTATAACTATACACTCAAGCTATTTGATGGTATCAACAGATCACCAAAGGAAATCAACATTAATGATGCGTTAAGATTTGCAGATTTACTATCAAAATCCACATATAAAGAAGAACATAGAGAGTTAGCCCAACAAATAATAGCCATACTAAACTACCTTTACCCTGACAATAAAAAAATAGATCTCTTTGCACATTCAATCTTACAAGTCATCGGTAATTATAGAGGTCTTGAGTTATTAAACAAGGGACAAAACTACATATCAATCTTTGATGAAATTTATTCTAAATTTGATAAAAAATATCTAGCAATTCCTTATCAGGATGGAATGTATTTTTTCCATCCACAAAAAGCAATTTACGACCGATTAAATGAAGAATCTTTCAGTTACTCTGGACCAACTTCTCTCGGAAAATCCTTCTTATTAAGAACTTTCATAAAAGATAAGATTATAAACGGATATGACGGTAATTTTGCAATATTAGTACCAACAAAAGCATTGATAAGTGAAATCACAAAAAGTGTAATTAATGATTTAAAACAGTTTCTAAATGAAAAAAATTATGTTGTAATTAATTCTTCTGGTGCTCTTGCTTTAAAAGATGATCATAAATATATATTTATTCTAACACCAGAAAGAATGTTGTACTTATTGATTTCGTTCCCAGCAATAAATATTGATTATTTATTCATCGATGAAGCTCACAAAATATCAACCAATGATGAACGGAGTGCATTCTACTACAAAGTCACTAGTATGCTTAGTAATAGGAATAATAAAACTAATGTAGTCTTTGCTTCTCCAAACATCCCAAATCCTGATGAGTATTTAAAACTATTGCCTAATCCAGAAGACCCCAAAGAAAGAACGCTAATTACATCGTATTCTCCTGTAAGTCATATTCAATATTTAGTAGATCTTGTCTCTAATCAAATTTCTATTTATAACGACTTGACTAATTCGTTTAATCAATTGTTCAACATACGATATAATGATGAATCAAATCACATTGACTTTATCAAATATATGAGTAAACATGATAATAAGGTGCAAAGTATTGTTTATTGTAATTCAAAAGCAAATGCTATTGAATTTGCACGAGAATTTGCGAAAAATTTACCTGTGAGGGATGATATAGAAGAATTGATTGCTCTTTCAAATGAGATTAAAAATGAGATTCATTCAGATTATTATCTTCCTGAATTAATTAAAAAGGGAGTTGCTTTCCATGTCGGTTACTTGCCTAACTACATACGTTCAGATATAGAGGATTTATATAGAAAACAAATGATCACGACACTATTCTGTACTAGTACGCTAGTTGAGGGAGTTAATCTTCCAGCTGATAATCTTTTTATAATGAGCTATCAACGATCTAGAAGTATCATGAGCGCGGTTGAGTTTAAAAATTTAATTGGTCGTGTAGGTAGAATTGAATATAACCTATATGGAAATGTTTTTTTGGTAAGATATAAAAATAACCAAGATATTGAAAAATACGAGAGTTTAGTCACCGATAAAATACCTGAACAAAAGCTTTCTCTTTTATCAGCACTAACAAAACCCCAAAAACAAAAAATTGTAGAGTCATTAGTTCAAGGAAATATTAAGCTTCTAAAGTATCCAAAAGATCAAACACAATCTAATTATTCATTAATGAGAAAATTCGCTTTGATTTTATTAAAAGATATTACATCTGAAAAGAGAAGTATAGTTGTTGACACTTTTGCTGATTTTCTAAGTGAAGACTCAATGCAAGTTATCAAAACAAACTTTTTAAAAGACAAAAAACATACTCCTGACGATGATATCAATATATCAATAGATCAAAATGAACGGTTAGCTGATGCTATAAATAATGGTTTATCATATCCGCCAGTTGTCAATGGTATTGTTGACTACAATGAACTTGTAGAGTTTCTTAAAAAACTAAGTTCGATATTTATGTGGGAATATTATGAAAAGTCAACTATTGGCAAAACAAATCAAGATGGTGATTTAGCTGTTTTAAGATGGTACGCGGTCGTTCTAGATCAATGGATGACTGGTTATGGATTAAGTCAAATCATAGCTAGAGCCATTAAATATAAACAGGAAGCAGAAAACCAGACAATTCAAGTATATGGAAGCTTCATACCATATAATGATTCAAGAGAACACAGAAACATTGTAATATCCGATACACTTAATATTGTTGATAATATCATATTATTTAAATTCTCTAACTACTTTTTAAGATTCTCAACTGAGTATAAAAACATACACGGTATTGAAGATAATTTTGAGAACGACTGGTATGAGTATGTAGAATATGGTTCAACTAACAAACTAACTATTTTCTTACAAAGAAATGGATTCACACGAGAAACATCAACATACATTAAAACCCACCAAGAACAATATGTTACTATTTTGGAAGATGCAGTTAAGCTTGACAAATCTTTGCTCGAATGTAATAAAGAAACAGTTCGACAAGAGGTTCAACAAATACACTATAATCTCCCGAATCTATTTGCATAAAAAAAGCGACTCAACTCAATTAAGAGCTGGGTCGCAATTTTACAAATTCTTCTTTTTTTCATTTTTCTTGAAATTTTTTTTAATCCAACTACAATTAATTAATTTTTTTTTACTCTTTTATTATATATTGAAATTATATCTTCAAAAAATGTATCAATTGAAATATCTGATAATTCTAATGGAAATGCTGGGTTAACTAAATTATCATCAATTAGATCTTGGGTATTATAATATATTTTTGGAACTGTTTTACTAAAGTCAACAATCATAAGTGCACATCTTTCGTACTTATAGTGTTCTCCCATAGATAAATCACGATTATTAATCGCACTAAAAAATGCAATAAAGTCCTCAACTTTAGTTTTATTTGTTTTAAAAGATATATTTCCTTTAATCATGTCCTGTTCATCATACTCGTACACAGGTGTCAAATAGATTTCTCCCATTGTTAACTCAGGATAGATCATGTGAAGATTTAAGGCTTCAGCAAAAGTTCTCTCAAATAATGTATCATTATTTTTACCAATGCTGCTTAATTGAGAACGGATATTTATTATCAATGAATTAGTAATAAATTTATCTCCATATGGGTCTGTATGATTACCAAAACTTAAAGGACCCCAATCTACTTTTCTTTTTGCAGGTTTAATCTCTTTCGGAATATATGAGACATCTTGGTTTTTCTTTTTTAAGAATCCATATACACCCAGCTCTGGTTTAGAAGCTTTAAGCGGAGGATTAATCTGTCTTTGATTTAATCCATATAGAACTAGACCTTCCTTAGCTAATTCATGGATATGATTGATTAACTTAGAAGAACGGATAAAACTCTCCTTCGCTTTTAAACCATTTGCAATTTTATGTCTATTCTCTAATTTCACAAATTTATCTGCATACAAAGAATGATTTTGAATAGCCCATTCTAATTCATTCTTAATCAATAAAACTTTGGCTTCAGCTATCTGCTTAACTTTATCATTCATAATATCACTCCTAGTAGAAATTTTATCACATTTTATTTAATATGACTATAAAGAAAGCCCAACTTTTATGATTGATGCTAGTATAAAAATAGGACATATTAAACATAGAGAGTACATGATAAGATAAGAATTGAAAAGGAGCGAACTTTCTATGGCAAAAGAACTTTCTTTAATTGATTTTATTGAATTATTTGGCAGTGAAGAAAAATGCATATCCTATCTTTTTAACACAAGATATCCAAACTATTCTTGCAAAAAATGTCATGGCACTCGGTTGTCAGCAATAACAACAAGACCTCATCAATATTACTGTAAAGACTGTCACACTCAAATTTCAGTCCTCAAAAGCACACTGTTTGAAAATTCGAAGATTTCTTTGAACAAATGGTTTTTGGCAATCTTTTTAACATCTAGAGATAAGCGTGGCGTTTCGTCATTAACATTATCTAGAGAATTGAGCATCGGTCTTCCGACAGCAATAGAAATGCTTAGAGAATTAAGAGTACTCATGGCCAAAAGAGATCAGGTGTACAAACTATCAGGTATGATTGAAATTGATGAGTTCTTTATTGGTTCATCCGGTGGTAAACAGGGTCGAGGGACTTCAAAAAACAAGGTTATTATCGCTTTATCCCACCAAACTGTCGCTAAAAACAAGGAAACAGATGAGTTCATTGAAGTTTATAGGGATTCAACATCTGAACTTTTTCAAGAAAGCAGCGACTACGAAATTTTAAATATTCCGATGTACTGCAAAATGATGGTTACTGAATCATTGGACAAGAAAACAATCAATCAATTCGTCACCGATAACATCGAAGTAGATTCTTTAATTGTAACAGACAAATATAGAGGGTATAGTAAACTTGTCGAAACTGGTAACCAGCATACAGCTATTGAATTTAATCCAGATGATAATCAGTATCATCATTTGCACATTGTTATATCCAATTTGAAGTCATTCGTACTTGGAACATATCACGGATTAGGTGCAGAATACCTTCAATCTTATTTGGATGAATTCTGTTACAGATTTAATAGAAGAAAATTACGTGATATACTGTTTGATAGACTATTAGAATTGACCATTAAAAACCAGTAGATTTAAAACACAAAAGTTGGGCTTTCTTTATAGTCATGTTATTTAAAATCACAATGAATAGTTGATGTTGAGCGGAGTATGTCGTATAATCAAATAAGTATATGGAGGTATAGAGATGATTGAAAAGGGTAAATACTTAACATCACAAATCGAATCACAATTAATTCGAGAAGTTCTAAAAAGCAACAAGAAAAAAGCGAAATCTTCGTTCTTGAAAAAGTTAATGCTTGAAAATAATAATGAACTTAGTTTGTATTTAAGTAAACAAATAAAGAGATATACACTTAAAGAGGTGGAAAACTTCTTTGAATCAAATTTAGATAAGAATATTAAAAAAAGTAATGGTGTTGTGTTTACACCCGAATTTATTATTGATTATATTTGCAATAGTAGTTTAAGAAATTATAAAGAAGGAGAAACAATTTTAGATCCTGCTTGTGGTTGTGGTGCATTTGTTATTGGAGTTTTAAATTGGTTTTTTATGAATCTAAAGGATCAAACAATCTCAATTCTAAAACAATCACTATATGCATTTGATATTGATTCTGACCATATTAGAAGAACAAAAATAATGATATATTTATTTTTAGAAATTAATGACTTAAGTTTAGTTGACGAATCAGAACTAAATATCTATTCGATTGATACCCTTAAAGAAGATTGGAGCAAATTGACCAAGCTAGAATCATTCGATTACATAATCGGTAATCCTCCATATGTAAATAATCATGATTTAAATGAAAATTATATTGAATTCTTAAAAAACAATTTTGAAACTGCTAGCAAAGGAGTGTTTAATACTTTCTATGCTTTCTTAGAAAAAGGCACTCAATATCTTACAAATAATGGTAATCTTACTTTTATTATACCCAATAATTTTTTATCTATATCATCTGCTGAGCCGTTAAGAAAATGGTTATCTAGTGGAAGATATGTTGATTCAATAATAAATTTTGGAGAGAACAAGGTGTTTTCACCAATTATGACATATAATTTAATTATTGAGTTGAACAAAAAAGATAAAAATAATCTAAAGTATTATGTAACCCCAAAGCTTAAAAACGATCATATCGCACAAGTTTTAAACGCCCAAATAAACTATATTGATATTTCTTATGATTCATTAAATGATTCAAGCTGGAAACTAGTTTCACAAAAAATACAGAGAAATTTGCAAAAGATTGAAAACTCTGGAGAGAAATTAAAATCAAGAATAAAGACTGGTATTGCTACACTACGTGACAAAATTTATTTAGTTGATGGTGATCGGATTCAAGGATATTATAAATTAGTAGATGGTATTAAAATGGAAATTGAAGAAAAAATACTTAGACCAATCTACAAAGTGTCTAGAATCAAAAGTGAAGAGGATATTGATAAATACAGAAGTTTTATTATTTTTCCATATTTAAAGCAAGATGCAAAATATGAAGTAATGAGTGAAAATCATCTAAAGGAAACATACCCCAAAACTTATAAATATCTTCTAACTCAATATGATATTTTATCTAGCCGTGATGTCGGAAAAAACAAATATAAGGAATGGTTCCAATATGGAAGGAGTCAGGGACTTCACAATTTTGGTTTAAAATTATTACATCCGACATTTAGTGCTTTTCCAAAGTTTATTAAATTAGATGATTCAAACGCTCTTTTTAACAACGGATACGCATTAAACTGTGATATGAATGAAATCAACATAATTCAAAAAATACTTAATTCTGTAATTATGGACTATTATATTAAACATACTAGTTATTCCATTAGTGGTGGATTCTATTGTTATCAAAAAAAATATATTCAAGACTTTTCAATTCCACTTTTAAATAATGAAGAGAAACACTACTTAGAAAACGAGAACAATAAAAAATATATAAATAATTTTCTTATAAAAAAATACGATTTACAAATTTAAATATTTTTCAAATTAAAAAAACTCAAGCACTATAAAATATAGTGCTTTTTTATTAATCGTGTAATACACGTTATAATCGTGTAAATCGAAATGTAATCGTGTAGAAATTCTTCACTCAACACCAAAAATCAGTAAAATCAGAGTACTTTTTTGTATTTCTAATTTTACAAAAATGGAGAAAGGCCCTATATAGCACAAAAAAAGGTCTGATACAATTGTATCAAACCTATGCTTTCAGTATGGAGCGGGTGATCGGGATCGAACCGACACTATCAGCTTGGAAGGCTGAGGTTCTACCATTAAACTACACCCGCGGTAGA